CGAGCCTTCTCCTAAACCAAGGTAATTGAGGACATCTTTTATACTGCCCTTAGCGATAATAGCGCGACCAATAGCTGTAAGGGTTGTCAGCGCTGCGCGGTCTGCTCCGGTAAAATAAGGCAACCGATCTGCTGCAGTGGCAAGTCCTGCCAGAGCAGTGAGCGTGGCATCTGCCGGTTGTTTTCCGTTTGCCAGATCGTATGCAGCCTTGACAGCTTT